AAACCTCGCAAACCTATGTCTGATGAGCAAAAGGCTGCTGCATCAGAACGTCTTGCTAAGGCAAGGGCAGCAAAAATAGAAAAGAACCCTAATTATGGTCAGGGAAACATTCACGAGAGTCTTCGTCATCTACCAGCTGAACATCAACTGAATCCTACTAAGGTCAAGCAATGGATCAATGTACAACAGGAATATGCTAAGTCTGAACGCTTTGCGGTTAGACAGAATGTAAAGGGTGCTATTGCAAGACTAGCTAGTCACGAAGGTTATATTCGTAATATGTTAGCATATCTTCGTCATGGTAGTTGGATTGATATGTTCTATGGTGAACAACAACAAAACATAATACGCAATAGATGTATTGCCGTTGGACATTACTGGTATGGTCCTAAGAAGGATCAACCAAAAAGAGATGTAGGTACTTTCTATAATGATATTGGATGTACCTACACAGAAGAAATGTTTGAAGAGGAAAGAGGATATGAACGACCAAGAGAAGACGCCGCCGGAGAACGTGATAAAGGGTCCGTGGCCCGTAAAAAGCGGAAGGGAAGTAAAGCTTCCTGATGAGGATATCATTGCTGTTCAACAGGATATACAGTTTGCTGGAGAGCTCTCTCAAAGTTTGATTGTGCAGATGATACATACGATGAGTGAGAACGGTATCAACATTTCTGAAAATACTTTTATTCGTGATGTGGCAATGATTATTGAGTTGGTGCAGGGCACTATTTACAGAGATATGAATCTGGCTCATCCCACACATAAGTTCATGGAAGAGTTTGTTGACCTTATTGTTAAACCAGATAATACTGTAGAGACAGAAGTTGATTTTAACACTATTACTAATCTAGTAGATTTATTAGAGGATGATAAAGATGACGACGAACCAGAAATTTCATGAACCATTTAGTCCAACAATTCTAGAGACTGAAGTGACAGAGCGATTTGTAAAAATCGTTAACGATGTATCTGATGATGTTCTTTCCAGTGAAGAGAAAAGTAAAAAGTGGGATTGGTCAGGCAAGCTTGTTGGTAAGGTGAGTAAAGAAGTTCTAATTCCTCTTACTAGTGAAGAAGACAAGGAATATCTGCTTAAAATTGTAAAACAGGGTTGTCTTGATTATCTTAATTATATGCTTCAGAAAGGTAGAAAGAATCCTTGGACTAGAATGGATTTTGCAAACTGGAATATAAAACCTACATTAGATAATATTCATCTAGATCACAGTTGGGTAGTTAGTCAGTATGCCGGTGACTTCAATCCCTTTCACCACCACAACGGAGACTTCTCTGGTGGTATCTATCTCAAGGTTCCAGTTGGAATGAATGATGAGTTGGAAGAAGATTCCAAGGACCACTATCCGGCAAAGGGTTTGATTGAATTTGCATATGGCGAAACACAGGTATTTAGGTGTGACAATGTAAAATTCAAACCAGAGGTTGGTAAGTTTCTAGTATTTCCATCTTGGCTGAAACATCTTGTGTATCCATTCTCTGTAGAGGGTGAACGGCGCATGATGGCCTTCAATGCGACAGTTATAAATAAATAAAACAAGGAACAAATTATATATGATTGATATGAACCAACAAGGATTGTATAAAATTATTATAGGACTACTAGTAATAGAAATAACACTTCATATTATAGAGGTGTGTATAGATGTATGGCCACTACTATAAAGGGTATTGACTTATTACGAATAGTATGGTAATATTATGGTATAAATGATGAAGGAATAAGATTTTGATATTAGTTGATATGAACCAAATTTCAGTTGCATCCGTAATGATGCATCTGCATATGACAAAGCAAACTAAACCCGATGAGGATATGGTTCGCCATATGATTCTCAATTCCCTACGCATGTACCGTATGAGATTTTGCGATGAGTATGGTGAGTTGGTTTTATGTTATGATTCCAAGCATTACTGGCGGCGGGATTATTACCCTGAGTACAAACACAATCGCAAGAAGGGTAGAGAATCCTCTGCTAACGATTGGGATGCTATCTTTAAGGTTCTAAATGCGGTCAAGTCAGAGCTGAAAGAGTTCTTCCCCTACAAACATCTAGAGGTCTATGGTGCAGAGGCAGATGATATTATCGCTGCACTATGCGGTGAGTTGGAGTTTGATAATGGTAAGACACTGATTCTGTCGGGTGACAAAGACTTCATCCAGCTACAGAAATATCGCAACGTGACGCAGTACAGCCCAATCACCAAGAAGTTTGTGAACGGCCTTGACCCAGATACATATCTCAATGAGCATGTTCTCAAAGGGGATAGTAGTGATGGTGTACCTAATGTCCTATCCCCAGATAATACTTTTGTTGATGGCCTTCGTCAGAATCCTCTAAGTAAAAAGAAAATTTCTATGATGGTTGAGGGTAATTTTCCGAATGATGAGGTTAAGAGAAATTATCAGAGGAACAAGAAACTGATTGATTTGAAGGAATCGCCACCTGAGTTGTTTGTAGAAATCCTCAAAGGATATGCCGATGCTCTAGAAGGTGACCGTAGCAAACTACTAAATTACTTTACACAGAAGAGGCTACGCAGTCTCGTAGAATCCATAGGAGAATTTTGATGGCAATAGATACATACACATTAGGTTTCGCTGAGATTTTGGACAAGGTTTCTAAAATCAAATCGAAAAAGGAAAAGGTTGATTTTCTGAGGAAATATCAAACTGATGCTCTTCGCATGATTTGCAAGTCATCCTTTGACCCCAATATTATTTGGGAACTTCCAGACGGCGATGTTCCTTATAATCAAAATGATGCACCAGAGGGGACAGAACATACTCTATTAGCAGGCGAAGCCAGGAAGTTGTATCATTTCATCAAGGGTGGTGATTCTACTATAAACCGAAACAAGCGTGAGATGATGTTTGTCCAGATGCTTGAGGGACTCCATAAGGACGAAGCAGAGTTGCTAATTGCTGCTAAGAATAAGTCTCTGCATCGTAAGTACAAGGGTCTGTCTGATAATGTGGTCAAGGAAGCATTTGATTGGGACGACGATTATAAACGAATCGAACACGCCCAATATCCACAGTCAAAAGGACTCGCAAACGGTTAACTTTTTTTGAGTTTTCTTTAGAATCAATGACTTAGACGCTACGATTTTTGTTGACAAACTCTGATTTTTGGTCTATACTTAGGTATACACTGAGAAAACAGAGAAAGAGATTGATATGAACAACGAAATGAACACCCTGATTGAGAACATCAAAGCAGACTACTTCAACTGGACTACACGGTGTGCTGGTGCCAAGGGTCTAGACGCCCTGACGGAAATCAACGAGAGGATGATTGCTGAGTTCAACGAGGGAATTACCTACAAGGCTGGTTCCAAGTACATCAAGGTTATCAAGGAACGTGGTGGTGTTTGGGGTTTTGTTGTCAATACCGACAACGACAAGAAGTTCAAGAAGGGTGACATTCTGAAAGCCGCCGGTTGGGCTGCTCCTGCTCGGAACTTCCCCCGTGGAAACATTCTTGAAGGTGGTTACACTGTTGGTTGGACGGGAGCTTAATTATGAAGAAGATTGCAACAATCGCTATTGAAACCATGTTTATGTTAACTCTATTTGCGGCAGGGTGGTATGCCCTCGTCGTACTTTAGGGGTTGACAAATCCTATTTCGTATGGTATACTTAGGTATAATCAAGAGAGATTGAGATATGAACTACATTAATGTCATAGGTTCCACGAAGAAGAAACGGGCTCTTGCTGAGAGTGCGGTTACTTTCTGCATCAGTGAGTTGATGCCTCGTATGCGAACCCTTGAGATTGAGATAGTTATCAAGAATCTCAAGAATGAAGGTGTTGCTGGTTGGTGTTACGAAGGTGACGGCAATCGTGACTTCTACATTGACGTTGATAAGAACCTTGACGATGAAGAACTGGTTGAGACTGTGTGCCATGAGATAGTGCATGTGTGGCAGGGTGCCACACGCAAGATGAAAGACCTGCCCTTTGGTCGTAAGATGTACATGGGTAAGGTCTATGATGATACTACTGCATATGATGATGAGCCTTGGGAGATTGAGGCATATGCGATGCAGGGTGATCTGTTGGAAAAATTTAAAGAGGAATATGTGATATGACTAAGATTAAAAATTATATAATGGATATTGAAGATTTCTGTGATGGATACTCTTATGGGGGTATGAATGATTTTACCATTGATGAGGTGGTTGAGGATGTCAGTATGTACTTCAAGAGCAACGATGCAACTAAGTATGCTCGTCAGTATCTCAC